CAGGGATTTAGCACTCGTAGTTTTTGCTTTAGTATTTATAATGTCATTCAACTTGAATCCTTTAAACATTAAGTAATCAATTGCTAATTTAACATCCATACTTGCCTCACTATGATCTAAATCACGTTGTGTTTGTCCATTTTTATTTATAGGACTAGAGATGTAGTCATAAAATTTTGACTTTTCTCTTTTAGGAACTACTATACCAGAAAATTCTTCTGAATCATCAATAGTTTTTCTAATACCGTTCCAAAATTCTTTTTGCTGCTTTTCTTGTTGCTTTCTCTGTTCTGCTTGTTTTGCAGTAAGATCTGCTCGTTGCTGAGTTTGCATTTTAGTTAAAGCATCTTTTGCAGCTTTTGCTTTATTAAGAAGTTTACCACTATCTTGATAATCTTCTAGCAACTCATCAATAAATTCTTTATCGTGCCCTTTTAATTTAAAGTACTCACCTAATACAGATTTTTGTACTTGAACATCATTTTCTGACACTTCCATTTTGCTATAATCCAATTGAGGATCATACGCTTGCATGAAATTTTGTGAATCTCCGCCATTTAAAACATATTCTAAATGTTTTTGAATTAATGGAAATTTCTCAAAAAGGTTGTCTAATTGATCTTCTGCTAATTTAGCACCCATGTCCTGGGTAAGTTTCAATAGACCTTCAGAAGTATCTTCGTATTCTTCTTCAGTTTCAAATCCAAGTTTAGTAATAATTTCACTAACTATAGTATCGTCTTCTGAAGATTCAACTTCTTCTTTCTCTTCTACAATGTCTTCAGGTTCCTCTTTCGGTTCCTCTTTCTTAGCTTCTTCTACATCTGCATCAAGCTCTTGCTCTGCTTCTGTATTTTCAACTTCTTCTACTACTGCTTCTGGTTCAACTTTAGCAGTTTCTAGTTCTACTCCTCCGTCTAGCATATCATCAAATGATATATCGTCTAGAGAAATATTTTTGTTATCTTCATTCATAATTTTTGGTTTTTACAAATTTAGTTATAATTGGTTTAGGTTTTACACTTTTTATAATTTTACAAACGTCTTTATTATATATCACTTATTGCCATAAGTACGCTTATAAATATCTAGATTTTCTACTCCACCTTTTCTATATTCTCCTGCATCTGAAATAACACCACTAACATCTTCTCCCATAGGAAGATTACCAACTCCTGCAGCTTGACTTTCATAAGATCGTACTAAGTCGCCCTGCATTGGCATGCCCGCGTCCATAGAAGAGGGATCACCTTGCATAGGTGCAGCTGGTTGCATTTGAGGCTCTTGACTAGCCATTTCCTGTTCTGGCATCTGCTCACCTTCTTGAGGCTGCTCTGTCCAAAGCTCTTCAAAACTTCCTCGATAGTCAGTTCTAATAGCTTCTTTCAATAACTTCATTTGTTGAGCGTTATCCATTATTCTTTAGGTTTATTTTTTTGTTGTTGAATTTGCTTTTCTTTTAATGCTCTTTCTGCTTTGTTATCCCTAACATCCTGAGCTTGTGCAGCTCTTTTTAACTCTTCGTTAGCTTTATTAGATCTAATCTTCTCTCCTAAATCTCCTGCTTTCAAATTAACTTGCGCATCTTTAATTTTCATATCTCCCATAGATTTTTGTAAATTAAAATCTTGAGCTACTCTAGCGCCTTCTGCTTGAATCATTGCAATGTCAATTCTATTCTTTCTATCAAGCTCATTGTTCATATTTTCATTTTCAACTTTTTCAGCTTCTGCCTGTTGTTGCATTTGTTGCAATTGCTGTGCTTGCTGCGCTTCAGCTTGTTGTTGAGCTTGTTCTAATTGCTGAGTTTGTTTTTCTGCTTGCTTAAGTTTATCCTTTAATTGTGGGAAACTCTGAGCATCAAACATTTCTGCCATTGCAGATGCAGGAAGTCCGTTTTGAACTAGTGACTGTGCAAGACCTTTAATGTTTTCAATTTTTTCGTACTCTTTACCTGAGTTAGTAACAAATATACCATAGTCAGCCTCTAAATGAGATAAAGGATCTACACTTAAATATTCAGCTGCTCCATCAGGCATTATATACATAGCATTCTTTCCAGTAATCCATGCTTCTTTAGAATAGTCAAGCATTGCTTGTAAATCTCTTTGCTCTAAACCTTCAAACTTTCTAAATAAATCTTCTGTAATATGAGAAGATTGTACAATAGCTTGTTGGCTAGATGCTTTACCTTCGTATTGACTAATTTGTCCTTGACGCTGTCTATTTACACCAGATAGTTTTTCCCACTCTTCCATAATAGAATTGAGTAGTAAAATATATTGCTCTATAGTTTTAATAGACATATCAAGCACAGATTGATGCTGAGGAGATAATTGAACCCCTTCTTTATTGTAATCAACCCACGCAATCCCTGTACCTTCAACAAAGTACATAAATTTATCCATGTCCCATTTCTTTGGAATCATGTTAATATCAAATTGTGCAACTATATCTTTAGATCTTGCAATCGCAAGTTCAAGTCTGTATTTATATATATTATAGTTAAGTTGGTAAGGAATACCTAAGCTAACCATTGATATATTTTTAGAATTTACATCAGAGTATCGTCTACCGTTAATTGGCAGCTTACATTTAGAAGGATTGTTTAAAGAAACTCTTTGATTTGCAATAGGAGATATATTTACATACATTCTACCGTCAATACGAGTACCTTCCCACACTTCATTAGCCCAAAGAAATCTTATTTTTCCTCCAGCCTCTTTTAACTCTGCAGGCATTTTATATCCTTCCTCTACTTCAAATTCTTCTGTTTCGCCTGTAGTAGGATCAGTATACGAGACAAACCCTATACGTTTTCTAGATTTCCAATAAACAGTAGCTACTTCAATTAATCTATTTCTATGAATATTAGGATCTGTATTTGTACTAGATCGTGTATATAATAAATAATTGTCTGCTTCAGATTGTCTTGGATCTTCTAGCTCTAAAATTTGATCTTCGCTTAAAAATATACCAAAATGATCAACTACAGTAGATGCGTGTACGTATTTACGAACAAGTGCCCAATCTCCATCTTCTACATAATCTAAATCTGGATCCATGTCATAATCTACATCTATAGGATTTATAACATCATAAAAAGGTTCTTTATTACGAACTCCTCTGTGTGTATACACTTCTCCAGACACTAAATAATGAAACCAAGCTTTTTGTATTTTATCATGCACTTCTTGAGATTGCATAATATAATTTAAAGACTGTTGGCCTAGTAAAGCTCTGTTATCTGAATAAGATCTTTCAAACATAGCTATAATATCTTCAGGAGGCTGAGGCTGTTGTTGCTCCATTCCCGTCTCTATTCCTTTTTCTTGCAGACTGTTTACAAATTGCTTTTCTAAATTTTGTATAAGTAAATCTTGCTTTTCTTGTTCTTTTCTAGAAACTGCATCATCGTTTAAAATGCTAACAGTGTAATTAAGAGGTCTTTTAGATTTTTCACCAAGGAGAAGATCAATAATAGGTTTGATGATAGGATAGTTACGCATCTTGGATGGGAAGTTTGTACGGCTTTTGCCATACGGGTTTAATACGTAACGATAATCTGACTCCTCAATTACACCGTTATAATAATCATATAAAGATTTTAAATAATCCTTTCTTTGAGATAAAGAATTATTAGACATATCAATAAAAGCCTCTACACAAGCCTCTCTCCACTTTTTAGTCTTTTTAGACAATGGCAGCTTCTGCTGAGGTATTTTTTCCGTTCCTAAATACATATCCTACAAAAATAATTAATTTTAACTAATAAAAAACTTTGTTGATAATTTTACACTTGCCTTTATAGTATACCACTAATAATAGTTTTGATCAAACCATTTATCCGCTGTTCTATCTTCTAAAACTTCTCTAACTTCAGAATTGTACAACTCTCTAGTGTGGTACATCCCAATCATTAATGCCATTACACGGTCAAAGTTACCCATGTAGTTAAATTTTATAAGTTCTTGTAGTAAAGCAAGGTCATAAATTTTATGCATATTTAATACTTGAGCGCCATCTTCTGAAGTGCTTCTTACAGTACTTAACCAATCTCTTAAATATAATTCACCTTGTCTTTTTCTAGGTTCTGTAGTATGCATACCATATTGACGTTTTACAGTCTTGCTTCTAAGATCTTTTTTGTCAAGCATTTCAAATTCTACTTGAAGTTTGTGAAGTTTTCTGTAGCGTTTAGCATATGCAATAAC